CACCTTTCGTTTATGCGTCTTACTACTCTATAGGTGTTCTTTTGATGATACAAGTTTAATATACTGTGTCATATCTGTGATAACTAAACACCTTTACATAATCAGACGTGGTTGCTTTGGGTCAATTAGTAAGACCCAAAGTGTTATATTGACCACGTCATACGTCATTGTTTTCGCTTGACTCTTTCCTAGAACCCTTGGTAAGGGAAAGGTCATGGGTTCGAATCCCATCGGTAGCACCATATTTTACTGGTACTTCAAGCGTACTCTTGCTTGAGGTGTCACTTGACTGGGTAAAATTTGTGTCATTCTTCCGAAGTAATCCTATCGTATCACCCAAGTGGTCATGGCTTAAATGAGAATAGCGCATGACCATAGCTAATGATGTATGACCGAGCAAATCCGCAACTGCTCGCAGACTTGCTCCCTTCTGCACCAAGTGTGATGCAAAAGTGTGACGGGTATCATGCGGTTTAAAGTTTTTAATCTTTGCCCTCGCACAAGCAGTGTAGAAGTAAGGATAGAAGTTATCCCTACCCCAAGGACGACCACTAGGCATGGCAAAGACATAGTCTCCGTTGTCTTTACCCATCCCACGTTTCGCCTCTGGTGAAAGAGGAACGGCTCTTGTTCTCGACTTCGAACCTCTCCCCTTTCGTCTCGTAAACAATGCCTTGCCATTCCGTGCGTTGTCCCACGTCAGAGCAAATGCCTCGCCAATCGTACATCCCGTATAAAATAGAAAGGTGAGCAGACCCTTTATCTCTGTCTCGCTCTTCGCAATAAGCAGATCACGTTCTTTCTCCGTGAGCCACCTCGTCCGAGCGTCATCAACACTAGGTCTCTTCAGTTTCAAGTCAGGCACGGACACACCACTCTCTTTTGCATGACGTATCATGGCATTAATCGAGTTCATCTCCCTTGCTACAGTTCCCGCCGTGTTCTTGAACCCATTTATATAGGTCAAGACCTCACGAGTTTTCAGTTCGTGCAGTTTCCTGCTACCAAACTGACGTGAAACCTTTAACAAGTTCCGTCTGTCCGTCTCACCTGGAGGGTTTGGTCGCTCCAAAAACAAATTGATAGCCTCATCCACAGTCGCATGATTATCCGTCTCGTCGGTGGATATGATGGCTTCATGGATAATGGCACTGAGTTGTGCTGATGCCCATTGTTTCTGATGCTTAGTGAAGTTCGTGCTTTGTCTCACACGTATCTTCTTGCCGTCGGCACGATAAACGATGCCTTGAGCATACCAAGTATTCCCTCTAAGTAGTAACCTAACTGTCATCTTCCTCTCTCTCCACTCTATAAAGTTTTGCAAATGGGTCGGGAAACTTATAGGTTGCATCCCAATCCTTTGGCAACCCACCACTCATAATGCGATAGGCATTGTCGTCGACTTCGTTAAACAAATCCAAGAGCTTAACTACAATCTGCGCTCTCGAAGTTACACCAAGTTTCTTTGCGATAGATCGCACATAAACTTTCGCCGTATTTGCAGAGACGTTAAACCTCTCTCCAATCTCATTGTTGTCTGCCCCACGCAGTAGCATCTGCATACTAGCGTGTTGCTTGCTCGTCATATCAGGCAGTGTATCTAGTTGTGCTAGTGTATCCATGTTTCCAAGTCCACCAGACGTGGTAGCAGTCGCATTGTCCATGCTGGACTTGTTCGCCAATGCTCCCAAAATTTGATCGAGCTTCCACTCGATGCGATCTAATTGAGTTGTCATTTAATTTTTTCCCATAAAAATTTGTGTAATTATTTATTTGCCAAGCGTTTACTCGGCAACGCCAACATAAGCAACTTGACTTTGGGGGTGACTGCTTTCCTACGGAGCGTCGGCTCAATGGAAATTGTCTTCCTCTTCTTTGTGATCTCATTTTTTATCCTTCGCATAAATATTAGGGTTAGCTATACGCCTACCTTTTCTCGCAGTTCCTCCGTTGTCACATGTCAAGACAGCGGATTCAATGTAACCTCTGAAGATACAACGACACAGAAAGTTAATAACAGTTTCCGTATACACGCTATAAGCGTTACTAAACCGCTCTCTAAATGTCGTTGCACTAAAGAGGCTAACTAGATTCATTATCATATAATACCTCCCAGTTCTTTAATTATGTATAATATTTAATACACGTTAATAGTTTCTTACAAATAACACAAGTGTTTTTTTAGTGTCATTTCGAAACTACTCCCTCTCGCCCCCGCGTGGGGGTCAAATGATCCCCAACATTTCCTTGGCTTTCTCCTTCAAGTCGCCCATTTTTTCTGCCTCTTTAACGAGTTCAAGGTTTTCTATCTTGTTTCCATCGGGAAGCGATATGCCCTCACAGTTAATAGCTTTACACAAGTAATACTTCTTGGGTTCAAACTTCCACCCGACCAACACAACGTCGCCTGCGGCTAGGTCTGTCGTCGTATCATTAACCCACTCACTTTCCCACGCATGAAAGCCTTTCTGTGCGGGGTTGATGTTGGTAATCTCCTTAATCCAATACGGCAGGCTCTTACCTTTCCAACCTTTCTTCTTGCCACCGCCTGCTGGCACTGGCTTGCCAAGTGTAGCCTTGATCGGGGCGGTTATGATCGTCTTGGCCGCGCCACTAGGCAGATCGTCTACAGTATATAGTCCGTCTTCAATGGCTTGAAGCCCTATACATTTGGTCAACTCCATCTTCTCGTCATTGTCCATCGCTCTATACATCGTCATTATCGTATCAATTATGTTAGTCATGTTAGTTCTCCTCTATTAAGTTCTTGTCTAATTTTTTCTGCTTCAAGGTCGCGGTCTACGCCCTTCTTGTAAATAATTACATGTACTGTGTCGCCTTTATGCTGAACGAGAGTATTGTCACCAAAGCATCTCGCTAATAGGTTATCGAGTTCGTTCTTAAACGCTTGGTGTCTGTCGTCATACGTCTCTAGCTTGTCTATGTATTTCCACTTAGGCATTATTTTCTCTCCCTTGCGCTATCAAACTCAAATTGTCCCTCAACAAAATCTAGTTCGGGTTTGACTTTCTTTTCGTAGTCGTTTTCATACCACTTAAAAAACAATTTCGTTGCTTTCGATTTGCTCTTAGCTTCTATGTACATTTTGTACATGTTGTTTTCAGTCCAATATACTTCGTATGTTTTCTTACTCATTGTCTTCCTCCTCTGTTGAATTGTTTGCGTATCCGACCACTAGAAAGTCTAGGTCTTCAAAGTTTTCGGCATCGTCTTGGTTTACATACTCAGCTAAAACACTGTGCGTCTTGCCACCGAACCATGCGTAACCATTCTTGCTTTCCATAGGTTTAAACCCACCCTCTTTACGTAATTGTTCAATCGTTTTACTCATCCGTTCCTCCTATTAAGTAAGTAATCGTGGTCAATCTTTCCCAACTCAGGATTGCCGACCACTTGTTCTCCAATCCATTTGCTCTCACGTCTGCCGTCTCTGTAAATGTACGTATGAAAATGCCCACGTCTGACATGTTGTCGCTTGGGCGACCCCATACCTCGAAACATCTTCTCGTACTTGGTCGTACCCAATGGCTTGGGTAGATCAATCTCCAATACACGCAACTCATTTCTTGGCACACGTCTGCCGAACTGTATCCGAGACGCCGCCGCCTGCTGGACATCACCTCTCTGCACAATCTTGTGCGGGTAGTTCAGCATAGCCAAGACAGTAATCAGATACCGAGCATCACCATCAGACATGATCCTCATGTTTTTCTGCAAAGGCTTTAGCATATCCATAACTTCCGTAGGTTCAGCATTAAAACCCAACACAAAGTTAGGTGAGATAGCATTACCCATACGAAAGACTAGATCACAGATGTGTTTGGTTGCTCTATCCCCATGTATCTGACAGTAAGACATGCCAAGGAAGGGCATACCATTATCAATCTGAGTTTCTCTCCACTCTTTCTCGTTAGGTGGTGGTGCATTTTGAAACTGATGCTCCCCAAGAAATGCCTCTGATGTAATGGCGTCTGCGTTATTCATACACATAACCATTGGCGCAATAGCAACCTTGCCCTCTGTCATACAGAACATTTGATACTCATGGCATTTGCCGTCTGCTCGCTTGTGTATATGATACCCAACCCTAGACGACACACCATCCTCTTTGATAGGCTCGGTTCTCAATCCCGTAGACGTCAACATGTCATGCACTGTCTTGACTCGATGCGGTTCGTCCCACTCAATCCACATGTTATCGAATGGTGGTATCGCCATGTCCATCATACCCGCCATCACCTTTGGCTTTGCAAAGGATGCCTTCACTGTCTCGTAAGACAGAGAGTTCGACACTGTAAACCTCTGCGAACCAAGTAACTCCTGGCGTAATCTATTGCGAGCATACTCACCCCGCCTAGATTTTTTATACCTATCAAGACCACGTCTCGGCTCGGCTAACGCGGCCATAACTGTGTTAAAGAAATCATCCATCACACTGCCCTCCCTATAAGTTTGTCGTACATAAAGTGTGTCCATTGATGAGCCATAGCGTTGGCTATGCCCTCATAGAACTTCGATCTAATCTTCCACCGATCCTTAGACGGAGCCGCCTTATGGCATTCGTCTCTCGCCGTTGCTCCATCCAACGTACCCGTCGGTATAAGATTAGGTAGGTCTCTCAGCCACAGACACGTCCTCTTCTTGACGTTGTCCGTACCCTTCTCATCATCACCAAACTGCCAAGGCTGAATGCTTTGGCTGAAGTGTTGGTAGTTTCGTATCCTAGACTTGGCATGTTTGTGCATGACGGGGTTCTCTACCGCAACAAACGGCACGTCTGCGTTCCAAACGTCAGAGAATAATGAGCAACCCTCGTCTAACTCTTTCCACATGTCAGCCTTGGTTTTATGAGGTGGTGCTTTATGCAACCACCTCACTCCACTGTTACACAGACGTGTGCATGGTGGGTGCGCGACCATGAGCAGATCCCAACACCCCATCTTCAGAACATCACGCACGTCTGCAACGATATGTCTGTTACTTGGCTTGTCACTCGGCAACAGATCGCAACTCCAGGCATCGTGACCCAAGGCAAGGAATGCCTCTCTCACAATACCCGACGTCTCGCATCCGATAAGAACTTTAGCCATCACTTCCTCTCCTTTTCTATTGCGTTGTTAAAAAATGGTGGGTTGATTGCGTTGTTGATTAATTGAATGGCCTCGTCTATGTCCTTGGCGTCGCCTAATTCTTCGACACTGTCGCTCTCACAACATAAGTCTTGGGCTTCCCACTCTTTCTTCTGATATTCCCAAGCCACAACGTCGCCTTTTAAACCGAAAGAAAACGTCCATCCGTTATCCTCATGTACTTTGTTCATGTATATTTTAGCCATCACTTCTTCTCCCTTATCACTCTGTATTGCTGATCGTGTGGATCTTTGTGGAAGTAATGATCGCTAACAATTCTCCACAATCTCTCCATCATCTTGTCTCGCTCGTCGCCACCCTTGTGGTACAAGCCAGCACCCTCGGCTACGTCATTGAAGTACCGATACAACGTACCGATCAGTACGTTCTTATCCTTCGTCACATACGTGGCATACTCGTCATCGGGCCACGGCAATTCTCTGCACTGCATCAGAACCTTATCCACTTTCTCTCTACTCAGAACGTGAGGCGTCTGTATTGCAGGGAACTGTTTGGCATAATCATCATACGAGGTGACGGGTTTGGGTGCAGACTTACGTACAACCTTGGTCTTTCTGATCTTGCCTTTTGGTTGAGGCGTGTCTCTGAGAACCCACTTGTCGCCACGTTCGTAGTGTGCATCGGGGTCTCCGAACAAATCTTCGACACCCTCAATGGGTGTCTCAACACCTATGTCGGAAAGTTTCTTCTTGGCTATAGCATCAACGGCTTTCTTTGCATCATTAGACATGAGCAATCTCCTTTCTAGTTTGGATTTCATCTTTGGTTGGCTTGGTCTTAAAGAACCCCTGATGTTCGGGGTGGTAGTGCATAAACAGACGGGCATAGTACGCTCTGTGATTGTTACTCAGCTTGAACTCCTCGCCGTCCGTCTCAATCTCCGAGTGCCATCGTATGCGCTCGAAGATTGCATTGATTGAGTAGGTTGCCTTGCCACGATTGATTACCTCAAACGT